AGAACTATGCCAATTCTTCTAAAGGCTTCGCCCAGGAAGAATCACCATCGACAAGCTCGTCAGCGCTGAAGTGCTGATCGCATTTCCATTTTCCTTCGGTTACAACCGGGAAGATGAACATTCCATAATCAGCATGATCGGGATTATCAATCATGCGGGAATCTGCGTATCCAGTTGTTCCCTTGCTGTCAGGGATAGCTAAGAGAGTTCTCATCTCTGCTTCTTTTGCGTCAAACTCCTCAGGAGTGTTAAGTAATTTATATTTAGTTGCCATAGTTTTTAAGGGTTGAAAGGTTTATACGTAGATTGTTTCGCCGGTTAGGTCAGAGAATGTAGGCTGATTGCTTGCAGTGCTCTGGGTTAGGTGATGCCCATTTCCGCTTGAGTCGCTGATGCTGGAGATATTTCCACCAGCACTAGGAGAATCATTTGAATCGTCTCCCATACGGTAGTAGATATCGGGGCTTAAGTTTAATCCGTCAGCTCCTAAATCGACAGGCGTTCCGCTATTATAAATATCGGATACATCAGATGCGGAGAGCGAAGAAGTAAATAAAGCTACTTCATCTATTTTACCGTCGAAATAGTACTGGCCCGATCTCTCCCCTTCCCTACCAATTTTAAATTTATTAGTTGTAGAGATTGGAGTTTGTCCGTATGTGTTACCGGCTATGTGACCGACACTAACATCTACTCGTGTTCCGTTCTGGTACATATACCATCCACCACCACCATTCGGAGTCGCTGTTCCAGCGGTATCCGAGTAACCTGATGCAACATGCACTGCGCAAAAATGAACCCAGGTGCCTGGAGTATATGCAGTGCTACCTACACCCCCTGAATACCCGTCATTCCAGTAAATCTTTTGATTATTATCCACACCAAGCCCCCCATAGGTAGTGTAAGCTGAACCTCCTAATCCACTAACAACCCAACCTCGAGAGGTGGCGCTTGTATTAAACCACATGCTTACGGTTTTTATACCGGTTAGTCCTGGATCTGACCCCGTTTCTAGATAATCACTAGAAAAAGTAGCACCCCACTCATTATTAAAAGGGACTACGGTTGAATCAGAATTCCAGGTTCTCCATGCGGCTCCGTCATAAAGTTTTACTGCGTTAAGATCGGAATCAACAACCATATCCCCAGTGATCGGGGTCAGTGCGTTAATTTGAGAAGTTGTATATACGTTTAAATCGCTCATTATGCGTCGTTGTTATAGGTTTGCCAATCGGTCCCGTCGAAGATGTAGAGATCGTAGGTATCAGTTCCGAACATTATAGTACCGGTAGCATCCCCAGTCCTCAATCGGATGTTTGCTTCGGTATCTCCCGATGCATTGTATTCTGCGAGTGCAGTTATTACAGCCGCATTTACATTATCGATATCGCTTATGGAAAATGTTCCTCCGTCCGCGACATAAATTGCATTGGTGTCAGTCGCAACTGCAACTGTTCCATTGGCCGGATTTGCTATGGCGAATATATTAGCCGCGGTATCACTAACTGAAACGGTGACATCTGCTATGGTCGCTACGAAATTTCCATAGCTTCCAATCTGTGCTTCCAATGCAGAAATCTGCGCTTTTTGCGCGACCTGAGTTTCTGCGGTTGGAGCGGGAACAACTAACTCTCCAGTTATTGTACCTCCAGCGAGATTAAGTTTTTCTGCGAGTTTAACATTAACTGCGCCACCGATTTGAGATAGAATATTAGCCATAAAAAAATTGTGTTAGAGCGGGTGAAGTTCAGGTCTGATAATCCTATAAAACAACAAGGTCTTCAATCGGTTGCGGTGTAAAACTTTAATCGTCCTCTAATGCGGCAAGAAAGTCGCTAACCTGTAGATTATCAGAGAGTTCCTTAAAGGTATTTAAACTGACTGGAGCGTTCTCAACCACTTCTGTTACATTTTCTGTATTTACATTTACCTGATTTTGGATAACCGCAGCCTCCTCCCGAGTCATAAATAAATCAATTACCCGGCCCACTTTTGTATTTACACTGGTTATCGTGTTCGGGTTATCATTCGCTCCCGCGCTATTATGTACTGATATATCTCCCATCGTTCCTATTCTTCTTTAAATTGATGCCAGTCCGTTCCGTCGTTTATAAATATATGATCCACATCTTCTGCGAATTTTATATTGTCATTCCCGACCGGTGCAGATCTTACAAAGTTATCCTGACTCGCTTCTAATGGTGCGATATTAAACTCCCATACGAATTTATGCCAAAGACTTTGGGTTGCGACCCAGATATATAGAGTATGCGTACTTTCATTATAAGCTACCAAACCATCAGGAGCGGTATTTTGTAATGCAAAGATTTCATCCTCGGTATCGTACGAATTCCCGAGATAGGGAGAGATGTTAAAAGGGACTACAATAGCTGCATCCAATGACCCAGGACCTGAGACCGGAGGGGCAACACTTGCACCCAATGAGCTTGGGCCAGTGGTCGGAATAACAACGGTTGAGACTAGTGTGCTCGGGCCAGTGTCCGGAGGATCGATAGCTAAGGTTAAATTCCCCGGGCCAGTAGCTGGAACCTTTACGGTTGAGACTATTGTGCTTGGGCCGGTAGCTGGAACCTTTACGGTTGAGACTATTGTGCTTGGGCCAGTAACTGGAGGATTAGGCGGAGGAGGAGGAGGCGGAGGAGCTCCGCAATCTAAATTGAATACTCCGGTTTTTGTGAAATCATCACATGTAAAATCGCGATGGCTATCGGTTACTCGATTAGCATCTAAGACCACCGGCCTTGGGGCGGAGGTCAGATGTAAAGGGTCGCGGGTTCTAGACTCAGTACCCCATCTGGAAGTTAGGGGCATAGCTAAAATTATATTACAACTAGAGCGGTATCGATTAAATCACCTGGACCGAACCCACCTTGATTTTTGGAGAACACTCCATAGGTCCAAGTTCCAGCCGCCACTGCCGCGTGAGTGAAAGTAGAATCGCCTTGTGCGGGAGTCGCAATCGAGGTTGCGCCTGTTCTAAAAACAGCCATATCAGCTTCTGCTGTGTGATCTCCAGCCTTTACAAATATTTCTAGTGAATCGATATCAGTCTCGCCAGCCATCGGAGCGATATCCCATGTTAAATCTATATCTTTTGCCATGGCTATATTATTAGCAAAGCATTATACACCATCAACCGGTTGCGCCTTTTCGAATCTTAAACATTTCGGGGTGTGAAACCTTGCGATTCTTTACTTCGATCTTAAGCACTTTTTCCGCAAGAGCCATCGGCGATAGTGTCTCAAGAGCGTTAACGATAGCCTTGATGGCAAGGGTTTCTTCTTTATCGGTATCCCGATCAAGCATCTTGGCAAGGTATCGCGCTCGCTCCTTTTGAAAACGTTTTTCCAGATGGATAAAAGCTTCATCCGTTGTGATTTTTTTAATGTCCGCGAGTTGGTCGAAGACTACTAGGTCGGTCATGCAAGAGTTCCGTCGTGATTATACTGAATACCGTTAAATAACATTCCCTGGTCAACTACGGGGAATGAGGTGTCGTCGTGTGGCATCCCACCCACAACATCCGGATCCCAGCGCTTGCTAAAATCTGAGTAGTTACTAGCACCATCGGCTAACGGGAGTTCCGGTAGATACATGGTTAGTGACTCTGTGGATGGTGTTGTGTAAAAGACGCCGGCTGTTACATCCGTTATAGGGTAATTGATAGTAACTTGTTTCACATTAAGCGGTAGACCATACAGAGTTAATCTATCTTCCGCTTGTTGGTTAGTGGTGTAAAGCGGGTAGTACTGATCATATGAGATCGGGAAGTTCGTTATTTCTAGCTGCTCATTAAAATAAGGTATGGGAAGCTTAGGCCATAAAGAAAATGCTCCGAAAGTCCAACCGTTCACGCCGCTAAAGTCGGTAGAAGTCACATCTATAATAGGTATGTTTGGTACCTGACCACCAGCTGGATTGTATGAAACATCCTTAACGCCCCCATAAAGCATGGTGCTCGTTATACCAGCTGAAAATATTGCATAACCACCCTGAGCGGAACCTGGTACTAAAAAGCTATTACTGTTAGCGATCCAAGTTGGAGCGTCAATAGTTCCGTTCGAGTACTTCCACTGTAAGAACTGTGCATTTGTTTGAATGTTATAATTCGCTCGTAATAGAGCGGGGCCAGAAGCTGGAGCAACTACGGTTAATACTGTGTGCGGTACATCAGCTAAATCCCCCGGACCACAGCCGCTTTCGTTATATGAAAATACTCCGTAGGTATACTCACCGTCAGGTACAGCAACATCAACAAATTCCGCCACGCCCGGGCCTACGGAGCCTACATTAACTGCACCAGTTCTAAAAGCTGCCTTGTCCGTAACTGCCGTGTGGTCACCCGTTTTTCGATATATGTAATTCCCTACGATTCCGGAAGAGTCAGCAGGGTTACCCCAAGTAATTTTTAAGTCTTTCATTTAAAGTATAGATTTAGTTATTTAATATATCAGACCGAACGCTTAAGTGTCACGGGGTTGTTATAAGTGGTACCGTCAAATTCGTTTTTCCCATTCTGCGGGCCGAGTTGACCGCTATTATAACCCCACCCCCAAAGTGAACCGTCATTTTTTTGGAAAAGAAAAACGGTCTCATTAGCGGCAGCGGCGTGGCTTCCAGAGCTCGCGGAAACTACATCTGTTGCGTACTGGACAGGTGCCTCTGTTAAGCCTTTACCAAAGCCCCATAAAGTATTGTCGTTTTTAATATAAAGCAAAGACTCATGACCAGGAAAGGCTTCTAATACATTAGAGTCAATAAAGACGGGAGTGGTTCTATCGATAGAATTACCCTGGCCAAGTGCTCCGTTGTCCGCTTGGCCCATCCCGAATAACTGGCCGTCAGTCTTAATGAAATAACTAGTTCGGTAACCGGAATAACACTTACTGACGCCTTGAGTTATCTCGACAGCAGGGGTTTGCCCTAAATAATTAGAATGCCCAAGTCCTAAAGTCCCAAAATTATTTCCACCGACCCCAAAAAGTCTATTATCGTTCTTCACAAAAAGAGTTGAATCTCCACCGCATGCTATGTCGATAATACCGTTAGCTTCTAACTGTACTAAAGTTTGCTGTTCGGAGTCGGAGCTAAGACCTAAATTATTAAAAGCGTTTTGTCCTCGACCCCACATAGAACCGTCGGTTTTTAAAACAATGACATTAGACTCCCAGGATGAAATCTTTAAAAAGTTTGCTCCCAAGTTTTGCTGGACCGGGTTTGTTGCGTAGAATGTACCCGATCTAACTGTTTCCGATAATACATAAGCCAGGTTACCCCCAAAACCGTAAACAGTACCGTCCGTTTTTTCGTAAAACATCACACCTCCATTCCCGGAGTGTATGGATTTAACATCCGAAGCTATATGCTGAGGGATGTAATATCTAAAACTTGGGGGGTTCTGCTCGTAGCTGGCGGTGTTGCCTAATAAATTTAAGTCATTATTGGAATCGATGTAATATGTGCCGGTTCTAAATGAAACAACGGCCTGCCCTTCTACCGGTATATTGACTCCGGGAACTGGTTCAATCGGAACATCTGTAGTTAGTACTGACTGTAGATTTTCCGGGGCTCCCGGAACCACGGCTTGTGCCAGAGCTACTACTACATTATCCGGGCCAAACTCAGGTAGTAAAGGAGTTACCACTACATTATCCGGGCCAAACTCAGGTAGTAAAGGAGATACTACTACATTGTCAGGACCAAACGGAGGTGTGGTCAGGCATATCTGCGATTTTTTTAAAGCCGGGTGACGCCACGCACGAACTATGGCATCAAAGTGCCCATCATCGTCAGTGTCGCAGTGAGCAACTTTTACCGAGTCGGCACCCCGAAGCTTCCTGTACTGGATCCACTCCTCCGAGTATTTAAGGATTCTCTTGGGTTGAGAATTACCTTTTCCATTTCGGTATTTGCGGGTCATCCTTGATGATCGCTCGTTTAGATAGTTAAGGATATAACATGGCTAGCCGCTTGCGGTACAAAAAGCCCTTCCATCCAGTTTACAGTACCTTGTGTAGTATTTGGATCGATAAACATGTTGTTACTTGGGTCCGAAGCTATCCAGTTTATCCCGTCAGGGCTGCCCATTTGTAAAAAGGCTAGCTCGAAATTACCGGCTTTGTAGTTGTCCTCCACCTCAGACCCAACGGCTGCACCTATCGAGATTGTAATATCAGCTGGGGTGTTTGCGGGAGGAGCAGCGCCAAACATTCCATTGGGGTCTACTACATTCGCCCAATTCGTTGGCATTGTAGCCTCAATAGGAAATGTGTTAGCGGATACTGGAGTTATCGGTAAATACGCACCGCCAAACGCATACGCTAAACTTACTGTGCCTGGTATTCCTGTTGTAATAAACCACTTAATAGTTTGAACGGGATTGGGATTGGCTCCCGCTTTAGCCACTGAAATTGATTGAGCTCGGTAGTTTTTAGATATTTCTCCAGTAGTTTTATCGTACTGAGCACCGTAAGATCCACCAAATAGCGGGTGTTTTTCTCCGTACATTAACTCTACTGATTTAACCGCGGATCCCGCTCCTACTTTGCGTAGGTTAAGTTCACGAATTTGCTCTGCTCGTAATGGTTTAGTGCTTTCTTTTGCGTGAGTGTACTTTTTCATAAATTATCCTTGGTATTGGTTCATGCCTTGTGGGTTACTATTACCCATACCAGCAGTAGCCGCTTGAACGCCATCGGTTGGCTCGGGACTTTCACCCTGTGATGCAGCGTTGTCACCCAACATCTTAGCAATCTCAGCTTCACTCTTTGGATCGGCCGGTGCTTCAGGTGGTAGTAATTCATCAGTCTTTTCAAATCCCATGGCATCAAGAATACGCTTGAGCATAGGACGAATGAATGGACGCATCTCCGGAGGTGATTGGAAGTATCGATCCTGGGTCTGCAATGCTAAATTCGCTTTCTCTATCGCCCTTTGACCTTGGTCCTGAGACAGTATGACTCGAACATTGATTCCAATGTCCTTAATCGCATCAGGAGACATAACACCAAATGCACGGACATCGCCTTCCATGTATTCAAAGACTTCTTCTTCATCAATGGTGGCCATGGAAACTTGTACAAGCTTAGTCAAGTGATCCTCAAATCCACGGACAATTCTACGCATCCATCGACGACCAATCTTCGAAGCTTCGCGAAGGGTTGCTTCTACGCCTGTTGCTGTATTAGCCGGAGCCAAAGCCTGAAAATCTCCCTGTGCCATGTTGGAAACCCCAAGCCATAGCTGGACAATTCCAAATACAAAATCAATTAGATCCTGGGTTCGAACATCGACATTGGGGACAGCGGCAAAGTTTATAAAGTCATCAATGGTATATTGATCCTTCAATTCAAATATCTTACCAGCGTGCAATTCTACATCCTCCGGCTCATCTTCTACGGCCTGCGGGTTGACACCTATGATCGGGTTCGCAGCAAGTTCATTCCTATAGCTTTGAGAATTAAATTGTTTATCTACATATTCCTGAAAAGATCTGATTCGCTCGGGGAGACTTTGACCACACCATTTATTACGCTCTTTTCCAATCGATACCACGGTATAGGGGACATGATTATCGGGAGTCAGTTTTGCCACGAATTCATAGAAGATCGGTTTTTCAGTTTCTGGATCTATGAATATGCAAAATTCCTGAGGGCTTCCGGTTCCAAGTACATCTCTTTTCATCCAACATTCAAGTACTTGCATGCTTGGATTTTCTTCTGAATCGAAATCTAAGTTCTCCGTTCTTTCCTCATTCTTTTCAATCGGACTTCTTGGATTAGCGTCTTTATTTAATAAATTATAAAAATCTCCAAAGCTTAACCATTCACGCTCAAGGAACATTTCCTTAGCCCAATTCAAATCTTTGTCATACATTTCCACAATGATATCTGCATCCTGTACAGATTCTGCATGGCTAGGACATAAGAAACGATCTGAGTCGACGACCTCCGACCTTGGACCTTTGTACTTTACCATTTGAGTGGGGACTCCTTCCGGAAGTGGTTGGAATTCGTGTACACCCGGAGTCATTACGAAACTGGGATCAGATGCAAGTCGAAGTTCTGAGTCTCCGGTCATTGGGTTCATTTCTGGAATGAACTGGTCTTCGCCTTCGATTATTGGTCCTTGGCCTGGGATCTGTTCAAATTCCTGAGTCTGTAAATTAAAGAGTCCATTTCTTTCGTAATCGTACCAAGTGGAAACATCTTCTTCGTATACCGCTTTCAGGACTAAAGCCCGTTGGATAAATAAATGGAGGTAAGATTCTTCGAGTCTCTCTCTGGTATTTGCCTGATCCTCAATTTTCCAATTAAAGTATTTATCGTAGGTCTCCGCCATATCGATATCGCCTGCTCCCTGAGCTTCGAATTTAAAGTATGGAGAAGTACCTGTGATCTCATCTTCAGCGCGAGCCATGAAGTGATCCACCACTAAGCTGGTCATAGGAACCGACAAATTAGAGTGACTAAATATTCCGTCGTACCCTACCCGATCTGTACGATCGTTGTGATACATTTTCCACGAAATCTTATCGTTCTCAATGCGTTCCCTATTATCCTCTTTTAACTGCTCAACACGCTCTAGTGCGTATTTTACAAGTTTCTCCTCCTGTTTTTTTGTAAGCCGTAAATTTGTTTGTTTCATGAAATTCCAAGCGACTGTGCTTTCTTGATGACCG